ATGGCGAGACGAAACCTTACGACACGCTTTATCGAATCGGTTACGGTCAATGCAAGGACCGATTTCTGGGATGATGGGGTGCGCGGCCTTGTCCTGCGGGCGTCGCCTTCCGGTGCAAAGTCGTGGAGCGTCGTCTACACGACTGACGACGGCGACAAGCGACGGCTGACGATCGGGCGATTTCCGGCCATTGATCTGCAGAAGGCGCGACGGAAGGCTCTTGATACAGTTACGTCAGTGGCGGATGGAGACGATCCTGCTGGCGAAAAACGCGCACGGAAAACGGCGACGACCGTTGCCGATCTGGCAGGGCTCTATGTCGAGAAATACGCAAAGCGTCACAAAAAGACGTGGCAGTCGGATGAGCGGATTCTGAACGTCGACGTGCTACCGCTGATCGGTACGCGGCGCCTCATTGATCTGAAAAAACGCGACGTGCTGGATGTGATCGACGCGAAGGCTGAGACGGGCGCGCTCGCACAATCGACGCAGATTCTCGCGGTCGTACGGAAGATGCTCAATTGGGCGGTCGATGAGGATTATATCGAAACCTCTCCTGCAGTGGGCGTGAAACCGCGGAGGAAGCCCGTCCAGCGCGATCGTGTGCTATCGACTGATGAGATGCGGAGAATCTGGAACGCGCTTCCTGAAGCTTCTATCTCGCAAAATACCGCCGACGTGATCCGGATGCTCTTCCTGACGGGCCAGCGGTCAGGGGAAGTCTGCGGCATGGTCCGCGGTGAGATCGATATTGATCGGGCCGTTTGGATGATTCCTTCCGTGAGGACAAAGAACGGCCGTCCGCACGTCGTGCACCTGTCGGGTGACGCTATCGAGATTCTGGGAACGAGATTGCAGGCTGCCGAGGATGAGCCCGGTGCGGCGCTTTTTTCTCGCGTGGGGGAGCCGATCGAAAGCAATGCTATTGCACAGGCCACTCGCAAGGCCTTGCAGCTTTTCGACCAAAAATGGACGCCTCACGATATCCGCCGGACGGTTGCAACCATGATGGCGGAGGCCGGCGTTCTCCCACACGTCGTCGAAGCTACGCTAAATCATATCAGTGGGTTCCGGGCCGGCGTTGCAGGCGTCTACAACCGGGCAAGCTATGAGCGCGAAAAGAGGCAGGCGCTCGATCTGTGGGCGGAGCAACTTCGGGAGATCGTCACAGAGAAGAAATCGAACATTGCACGCATTCGGAGGGGGGAGGCGTGATCGAAGACCCTGAAGCCGTCGAGATGATCAGACAGTCGGTCGGCGATGACCGGCTCGACGATGCGTTGATTGCGATTGGCGAAGCAAAGAGATGGTATTTTTTTGATCGCGATCTTGAGGATCGGTTCAGTCGCCAGGGACGGCAGAAGATTCGAAAACAGATCCAGCGAGAAACAGCCGCTCTCGAAGTTCTGAGAGGACATCCGGATGCGATCGACCCCGAGAAGATAAGGTCGCATCACGATTGGCTGAACGTGCAGATGGACAAATACGACGGGCGTCGGAAAAGACCGCTTGTGACGTTCGTTGATAGGGTACTCTTGGAGTATTGCATCTTCATGGGGTTTTCAGGATCCCAATTGACGTTCTCTGGCAAGGCGTATGAGCCCAGGGAGGCGTTGTTGTTCCTCATGGGCGCCACACGAGCAATTGGCGAACCATTGGGCCAAGAGGCAGCGCTGGATCACGCAATCCGGTTTCGGGACGAAGAGCGCAGGCTGGATGGCTTATCGCTTGAAGAAACCATCGAACGAATCCTGACGGGGGATTGATCCGTCAGAAATCACGATCGATCGATACCATATCTGACGAACCTTTTCGTGCTTATTGAACCTGTCCGGCCACAATCGAAAGGACGGACAGGTGACACGTCTCATTACGCAGCGCGAGTTCCGCGAACGGCTGAAGATTGGCCGGACAAAATTCACTGAGATGAAGAAAGTCGAGGGTTTTCCGCGGCCGGTGCCGATCCCGGGCGGGAAGATGGAGCATTTTGTTGAGACTGAGGCCGACGCTTACATCGAAGGTTTGATCGCCGCCCGCGATGAGACGCGCACATGACCCCTACCCTTCCCGTCGGCGGCACCACCGGCCTTTGCCATTGCTCATCGGCTGCTATCGACCTGGCGGCGGAATGGCTTGCGATGCAGCGACAAGCGCCGCCGCTCTGCTTCTCCGATATCCGCGCGCGGTTTGGTCTCGATCAACCTGACGCGTGCCAGGCACTCAACGACGCCAGAGGCATAGCTGGATGACGGAAGACAATCTTTTGAGCCCTGATCAGGTCGCCGGGATCCTCGGCGTGAACACAAAGACGCTAACGCGATGGCGGGGCAAGCAGTTTGGCCCGCGGGCGATCAGGCTAACGCAGCGAATCATTCGATATCGACGCTCGGAAGTCGATGACTGGATCGATCAAATTGAAGGCGATCAGGCAATTGAGGCGATCGAAAAGCGCGTTATCGGCCCAAGGGGAAGATAGGTGAGAACTGAACGTCAATCGCAGCCGGTCGCTTTGGTCCAGGCAAGATCTTCAGTCATCAACATTTCGGCTGCGGTAAAAATCATTGACCGCGATGGGGTGCGGCTGATCGCTGAGCGGCTGCGACCGCTGAAAACTGAGCGCGACATAGAGGCAGCGATTATCGAAGAACTGAAATTGTTTCGAACCGGAGCGCTTCAGAGAGGAGTTCGCGGCGCTCGACTGTGCGGCGCCGTGGTGGCGGTGGAAGCGATGATCAGACGAACGATGAAGGAGGATCGCAATTGCGACCGTCACCGGCTCTAAAAAAAGAGCCCGGGGCTGCAGAGAACAGCCACCGGGCTACCAATCTTCATTCGGTAGAAAAAACATATAGCAGCGGGAAGCGAAAAGCAAAGGTGAAAATCGAGGGTCAACCGCTTGATTGGCCTTGCGATATCGTCGGCGACCGACAGCTACGCGAAGCATGGTCGATCCAAGCAGCACGGCTGGCTGACAGCACGGCAGCCCTTCGACTCATTCCGCTTCTCGTCAGCCTGATCAATCTCGAAAAGCACTGCGCCTGGCCTTCTGATGAGACCCTAGCGGAAAAGGTTGGCAAGTCCGTTGCATCGGTCCGCAAAGGTCTGTCTCACCTGAAACGCTGCGGACTTCTGATCACTGATGACAATCCAGCCCGCGACCGGAACGGAAAGTGGAAATCAGCCCGGACTATCACCTTGGCTTTACCTGTTGAGGTTGCGAAAAAGATGGACCCGACCGATGATATAACGTCGTATCACCGGAAACCGACCGATGATACTACGTGGTGTCACCACCGACGATATCACGTGATATCAACAAACCCTGATAGAACCCTGATGAAGGGTTTAGAAGGTGAAGGTGGAGTCTCTGCAGATCTTCATCTTGAACGAAGCTTGATCGGTTTTGCTCTTCTCGACCAGACCGCGTTTGACGAAATCACCTGGTGGCCGGAGATCTTCGCTGCGCCCCGCCATCGGCGAATTGTCGAAGCGATGGATCGAACGCAGAACCGATGGCCGGACGTCTTCCTGGAAGAGATCGATCCCGATCCTGACGACGGGACGGAAATCGAAATGTACGTAGCCGCTTGTCTCCACGAAACGCGCGAGATGGTGACGGTCTTCGGCAATGACTGGCGAGGTTTGCTGAAAAAATTGCAGTCGCTGCGGACATAGGCGGACTTTCAGGACAACGCTCTTGGATCCTGAGAATTTTGAGTCAAATCAAGCTTCATGTTCCAATTCTTGCGCTCACAGAGCAAAGTTCAGCCAGTCGAGGCCACTGAAGCCCCGACCGAAAAAAAAGACTTTTCGCTAAGCGACCCGGCAGCGCTTGCGCTCTTCGTGGGCGGATGGGACACGGTCGGCAGTTTCGTCATTGGTGAAGAATCCGCCATGCGTGTGCCGGCGGTTTCGGCCGCAGTCCGGCTTCTCACCGAAAGCGCAATGACGTCGACAAAACTGTATCGACGTGGCGATGATGATGCGCGCGAGGAAGCGTCTGATCATGCGGCCTCGATTCTCATAAGCGGCTGGGCGTCGGATTGGCAAACCGCGAAAGAGTTTAGACGCGATATGACACACCGCGCGCTTTTCGAGGGCCGATCCTATGCGCTGGTGGAACGCGTGAATGGCAACCCGACAGCCCTCTATCAACTGCCATTCTCTGCGGTGCGTCGCGAGGTCGACAAGACAACTGCCGAGCCAAGCTATTACCTTCGCCTGTCAGGCGGTGGTGAGGAAGTTCGCGAATGGACTGAGATCCTTGAGTTTTCACCCTTCGGCGGCCGGTCACTCGTCCGCGATGCGCGCGATGCGATCGCTCTTGCGCAGAATGTGACAACTCACACCTCAGCGACGTTCAGAAACCGCTCGAAGCCAGGCGGTCTGCTAAAGGTCGCCGGAAAATTGGGACCAGAGGCGATCAACCGTCTTCGGGCTTCGTTTCAAGCTGCTTTCGGTGGCGGAAATGCAGGCGGCGTCGCGATCCTTGAGGACAGTCACTCCTTCGAAGCGCTCAAGGTCTCGCTGGTCGATGATCAGACTGAAGAGCTTTCGCGTCTTTCTGTCGAAGAAATCGCCCGCGCCATGCGTGTTCCGGCACCGCTTATCAACGACCTGTCCCGCGCGGTCTGGAAGAACGTCGAGCAACTTGCGCTCGTGTTTGCCACCTACACCATGAAGCCGATGATGGACGCATGGGCGGCTGCTTATTCACGCACTCTGATCGAGCCGGATGAGCGGGCCAGCCTCTATGTCGAATCCAGCTTGAACGAATTGGTCAAAGCGGACCTGTCGACGCGGATGACGTCCTACCGGACCGCGATCGAAAGCGGCGTTTTGACGCGAAACGAGGCGCGCGCGCGCGAAAACCTTCCCGGATATGAGGGCGGTGACGTGCCGCTTTCGCCGCTTCATTCCCGCCAGGGCGAAGGAGAAACAGAGATGGATCATAATGACGACGCCTGAAGACTATCCTGAGATGGTGCCAATCCCGGTTGAGGCGGTCGACGGCCTGTTCTGCTGGTTCACGGTCGAGGATATCGCGAAGGCCGCGCGCGCCAGCGGGTTTTCGAGCATCTTCGATCTGGTCACCGCCCTCCTTCAGAGCGACCTGGAAGCAATCGCGAAAGTCGCTCCGCATGGGCTGAAGCTCGAAAGCGTTCACGGCCCTCAGAAGAAAGAGTTCGACCTGTCGAGCATCTTCGCCAACCTCAAAGACAAGACACGCGCCAGCGCGCGTGAAACGATCATGCGCAAGGTTGCGAACGCACTGCCGATTCCGGCCAATGAGCTCGGGTTCATTCTGGCCGACGGGCTGACGCGCCGCATGACCGGCCAAACTCTAAAACCTGACGACGAGGTGCGCGGCGATGACTGATCATCTCGAAATTAAGGCATCCATCGAAGCAGACGATGATGGATCGGTCACCGGAATCGCCTGGCCATTTGGCTCTGCTGATCGCGTTGGCGACGTCATAGAGCCGGGTGCCTTCATCACCGCGAAAGCACCGCTTCCGATGCTGTTCGGTCATGACCCCAACGATCCAATCGGCGTGTGGGATGACGTCTCGGTTGATATCGAAGGTCTTCAAGTCAAAGGCCGGCTCCTGATCGGTGACGTCTTGCGAGCGCGCGAGGTGAACGCGCTCGTGAAAGCGAAAGCAGTCGGCGGCCTGTCGATCGGCTTCATTACCAGAAAGGCCACCGCCCGACGCGGCGGCGGTCGAAACATCACCGCGCTTGAACTGGCCGAAATCAGCCTGGTCACGATCCCCTCGCACCCGCGCGCGCGGATCGCTGCAAAACAAGGTGTGGAGGCTCTTCGCCTCGCTGAATCCCTCAACCGCGCCGCCTTGGCGCTCAGAGCCTAGAAGGAGTCCAAGGATGGACACGCTCAACGCCCGCGTGGGCGACTGGAACTTGAAAGAAGACGAAGACGCGGATGATCCGGTCGAGGTCGTGCAGAAGGCAATCGGCGATCTGGAGAAGACCGTCGGCGATCGGCTGAAAACGATCGAGGAGAAGGCCGGCGACGCCGACAAGATCGGCGACCGGCTCGACAAGATCGAGAAGAAACTGGCCCGGCCGAACCTCGCCACCGGCGACGATGACGAAGACGCAAAGATCGAGAAGAAGGCTTTCGACGCCTTCATGCGGCGTGGCGCCGATGCGCTGGCAGACGACGATCGAAAAGCCCTGCGGGTCGCAGACAACGAAGCCGGCGGCTATCTGGTGCCGGAAGGTTTCGAAACCGAGATCCTGAAGGGGCTCGTCGAGACGTCGCCGATCCGCACCGCGGCGAGTGTGCGCAACACGTCATTTGCCAGTGTGAAGATCCCTCGCCGCACCGGGCGGATCACGGGTAAATGGGTCGGCGAGATCGAAGACAGGCCGAAAACCGAGCCGACCTATGGTCAGCTCGAAATCCCAACGCACGAAATGGCCTGCTACGTCGATGTGTCACGGCAGTTGCTCGAAGACAGCGCTGTCGATCTGGAAGCGGAGCTGGCCATGGACTTCGCCGAGGAGTTCGGTCGGCTCGAAGGCGAAGCTTTCGTCAACGGCGACGGGGTCAAGAAGCCCGGCGGCCTGATGGCGGACGCAGCTGTGCCGACCGTCTCAAATGGCCATGCGACTGTGATCCAGCCGGATTCCTTGATCACGCTCATGTATTCGCTTCCGGCCCAATACCGGAACCGCGGCGCATGGCTTCTCAACTCCACCACCATCGCGACGGTCAGGAAGCTCAAGGACGGTCAAGGCAACTATCTGTGGCAGCCGGCTTTCACTGCGGAGACACCAGAAACGTTGCTGGGGCGGCCGATCGTCGAAGCGGTCAATTTCGATGACGTCGAGGCGAACGCCTTCCCGCTCGCCTATGGCGACATCGCAGCTGCGTACCGGATATATGACCGTATTGGCCTGTCGGTGCTCCGCGACCCCTACACTCAGGCCACGAACGGGATTGTCCGCTTCCACGCCCGCCGTCGTGTTGGTGGCGCCGTCGTGCGGCCGGATGCCGTTCGCAAGCTCGAAATGAAAGCCTAAAGGAGGCCTGAGCAATGCGTGATATCTCAACTGATCTGACAATCAAGACGGCGCTGACGCCGGCTGTTCGTGCCGGCTCGGCCACGGGTGGCGCTATCGATCGGCTCGGCTATGAGGCCCTGTCGTTCGTTATCGCCGCTGGCGCCTGGACAGACGGGACGCATACCATCGTGGCCGAGCACTCCGACGATGATGCCACCTGGTCGACCATCCCGGCCGATGAACTGGTCGGCGACCTTCCTGTCATCGCGAGCGACGATGACGACGCCCAGGCCTACATGGTCGGATACATCGGCGATGCCCGATATGTGCGGCTGAAGGCCAACGTTGCCGGTGGCCCGGCGACCGGTGCTGTCATCGGTGCTCTGGTCATCCTTGGCCGTGCTCACACGAGCCCAGCCGACACGCCGACAGTGTGACGAGATCACGCGAGCGCTCATGAACGGCGACCTGCCGTCGTTATCTGGTCAGTTGCTCGCGTGTACCCCCAAGGCTGATCAGAAGCAGGCGCGATGCGTGGGGCGAAACGCGCATCGCAGGCGAGCGGTGGAGCACCTGCCGCCGCTCGCCACTCTCAGCGAGGATATGATGCGCGCTTCTCCCTACCTCTGTTCATGCGGCCGGACAGTTCCATCCGGCCAACGTTGCCCGTGCAAACCGCCTCGCCCCGACGACCGCCCGTCAGCCGCACGCCGCGGCTACGACCGCCAATTCCGCGAAGCCGCACGCGCGTTCCTGATGGATCATCCCCGCTGCACATGCGGAGCCCCTGCCGTTCTCGTCATGCACAAGGTGAGCATCCGCTGGCGTCCCGACCTGCGCATGGACCAATCGAACTGGTTGCCCGGCTGTCGCTCCTGCAATGCGAAGCACGCCCATGACGACAAAAGGGAGGGGGGTGTTCGAGCTTCAGCCGAATGGACCGGAGACCGCACGCCCCCCACCGCGCAAAACACGCCGGTTTTTGTACCCCTCAGTTTTGAGCCGGAGGAAAATCCGTGATGGCCGATCTGACCCGTCTCGATCCGCTCGCCTCGCCGATCGCATTGGAGGAAGTGAAGGATCATCTCGCCGTGACGCACGATGACGACGACGCTTTGCTCGACCGGCTGATCGCATCCGCCGTCGCTTCGCTCGATGGATACAGCGGACGTCTGGGCCGGCCGATGCTTTCGTCACGATGGCGTCTCGCGATTGATCGCTTCGCACGTGGAGCAATCGAAATCCCGATGACGCCAATCCGATCGGTCGAAGCAGCCGGCTTCGTGACCAGCGATGGCGATGAACCGTTTGCGGCCGACGTCTTCACTGTCGCCGGCGTCGGCTCCCTCTCCAGCGCAAGCATTCTACCAGCATCGTCCTGGCCGTCTCAGCCGAATGGTGCCCGGGCCTACATCGATTTCACCGCCGGATATGGACCCGATCCGGATGACGTACCGGCGGATCTGCGACACGCACTCAGGGCGATCGTCGCCACGTCCTACGCCAACCGCGAGTCCGTTTCGATGCTCAACGCACCGCTGACGCCTGTGGTAAATATCGAGGCCGCGATCAACCGTCACCGCATCTGGAGTTTCGGACATGGCTAAAGTGACCGGTGTGAATCAGCTCAGACGCCGCCTCCGCGCCATGGAGACGGCCCCGAAACAAGAGATCAAGAAAGAGATCCACAAACAGGCCGACCGCATGGTCAATCTGTCGAAGGCTCTTGCCCCTGAAGATGACGGCGACCTGAAAGCATCTATCCGAAAGACGCCCGGCCGTCATGAGTTGTCGGTCAATGTGGTCGCAGGCGGAGCGCGCACGCAACGGCCGGTGCGCAGCGGCGTTACCGCGCCTACCTTTGACTATGCGGCCAAAATCGAAGGCGAGCAGCCCTATTTCTTCCCTGCCTACCGGGCGCTCCGGAAGAGCATCAAGAGCGCGCTGACCCGTGCCTACAAGCGAGCGGCGAAACTTTCATGAGAACCGAAGTCATCATCAAGGCTGCCGACAAACTGTCGGCCGTCTATCACCGCGCCGCCCATCATGACGACGTCACGAAGGAAGAACTTGTCGGGATGCAGGCCATCATCTTCGAAGATCTGAGCGAGGAAGAGAAGGCCGAAACACTTCTTCTGTGCGCAGCGCGCGCCGAAGAGAATCTTCTGTCGATCCTGCATGGCAAGGAACCCAAATCATGATCGGGGCCGGTGCGTTCGATCGCCGGATCGACCTGGGCCGGATGGAATCGCCTGGGCGCGACCCGCTCTACGGCAATGTCCTTCCAGTTGAGTTCGTCGCCTATTCCGAGGCCACTCCAGCGAAGGTACAAGAAGAGAGCGGCCGCGAGTTCTTCGAGAACGGCCGGACCTATGCAGAAAAGCGCGTTGTTTTCATCGTTCGCTGGATCCCCGACGTGAAGCTGACGGATTTCGTGCAGTATGACGGCCGCACCTTCAACATCAAGGATACGCGCGAACGCGGACGCCGGCAGTTTTTAGAGCTTCATGCGGAGTCGGTTGAGTGAGCCGCGGACCTAAAGCAAAGCTCCGCGTCGTAGCGGAGGACGGCAAGGCGATGGCCGCTGCGCCGAAACCGCCAACGCATGTGCCGAAAAACGCGCGCGACGTCTGGCAGCGCGTCACGGTCGTACTTCAATCGCAAGGCCGGCTGACCGACGCGAACCGCGATGTGGTCGAACTCTACGTGTCAGCAATAGCCACCGTCCGTCGGTGTCAGAAAGAAATCGACAAAGCCAGCGCGTTCTTCGACGATCCGAAAGGCGGACCGCCGAAGCCGCATCCTGCTTTTTCGATCCTTGCTGAAGCCGAGAAACAAGCGCGCATGGCCGCGTCGCGACTCGGGCTGATCGAAGAATCGCGCGACGCGAAGAACGCCGCTCAGCGTGGCGTAAAGGCGACCGGTGGCACCGCTGACAAGTGGGATGTATGAAGAGCGTCTTTCCGTCGTGGATATTCGACAAGAGCCCGCTGCCCGATCCACTCGGGTTTGGTGGGCGGGCGGTCGAGTTCATCAAGGATCTGCGTCACCCAAAGAGCACCCTTGAGGGACACGCGTTCCAGCTCGATCCCTGGCAGGAACGGATTATCCGCCGCATCTATGGCGACGTCACGCCGAACGGTGAACGGCGGATCAAGACGGTCTATCTCAGGGTCGCGCGCGGCAATCGGAAGACGTCGCTTGTCGGCGCTCTGACCTGCCTTCATCTCTTCGGACCAGAGCGGGTTCAGGGCGGTCGCGGGATCGCCGCGGCGGTCGATCAGTCACAAGCGCGGCTTACTTGGGAAGAAGCGTGCGGCCTGGTCGAGATGGGCGCCAACTTCTACGCTGCAACGGAGAAGCGTGAAGCGCCCGTTTTCGCACTTCGGCATCCGAAAACAGGTTCCGCCTTCGAAGCAGTCTCCGCCGACGGCCGCTCGAAACACGGCAAGACGCCGACCTTCGTCATCACCGACGAGATTCACGCCTGGCATGGCCGCGAACTCTGGGCCGCGCTGAAAACCGGTCTCTCCAAGGTTCCGAACTCCCTTCATTGGATCACGACCACAGCCGGCGCCGGACAGGACGGCATCGCCTGGGCTCAGGAGACCTATGCGCGAGACGTTGCGACTGGCCGCATCGAAGACCCCACCTTCCTGCCAATCATCTTCGAAGTCGACGAAGATGACGACTGGACGGACGAACGCGCCTGGCACAAGGCCAATCCGGGACTTCGCCATGGCTATCCCGACCTTGCCGGCCTGCGATCAATGGTGTTGCAGGCAAAACGCGATCCAGCCGCACGCGCCGAGTTTGAGCAATATCACCTCAATCGCTGGCAGGATGGCGCGCTTTCCGATTGGCTGGATATGGCTGTCTATGACGAAGGCGCTCAGCCAATCGACGATGAAGAACTTCTAGGACGGCCGTGTTGGATCGCGGTTGACTATGGCCCCGTCAACGATATCACGGCCATCGTCGCAGCCTTTCGGGACGACGACAGCATCGTCGTCAAGTGCTGGGCCATGGCGCCGGAGGAAGGGCTTCGCCAGAAGGCCGACACGGACCGCGCGGCGTATATTTCGTGGCGTGACGCCGGCTACCTCATCTCGACGCCGGGCAACATCGTCGACAGGCGCGAGATCGCCGAAAAGATGCGCGAACTCGCTGCCGATTACGACGTCAGAGAGATTGCCTATGACCCCTACAAGATCCGCGAGATGATGGCAGAACTTGCTGAGGACGGTCTGCCGACGGTCGAGTTTCGGCAGGGCTGGGCCACGATGGGACCGGCCATCGATCAGATGCAGGAAGCCATCCTGGGCGGACGACTCAACCATGGCGGCAATCCGATTCTCCGCGCGCACTTCGCCAGCGTGGTGACGAAGGAAGATCCATCCGGCAACAAATCGTTCCACAAAGGCCGCTCGCGTGGCCGAATCGACGCAGCGGTTGCTTGCACCATGGCCGTTTCCCGCGCCCTCGCCGGCGATAACGGCAAGTCGATCTATGAGGACGCTGAAGCGCGTCCCGACGGCTACCTCTCCTTTTCCTACTGAAAGGCCAGACAATGGCAGATGACGTTTCAAATCGCGATCTGGCACGCATCGGCGTCACGGTCGAAGCGAACTTCAAGCGCTATGAAAAACAGTTGCAGAAGATCCAGCAGGACACAACGAAGCGTTTCGACCGAATCGAGCGATCGCTGACGGATAGCGAGCGGAGCTTTGACCGCTTCGACCGTCGCAGTTCGAAAGCGCTCACAAACTTTTCCCGTCACGCCGACAAGGCGGCCGGGATCGTAAAGAGCTTTGGCAAAGGCTTGGTTGGAGGGCTCATCGGCGGCCTGGCGATCGGTTCCTTCGACGCGGCCATAACGCGGATGCGCGAGACGACGCGCGAAGTCGCCAATATCGGCAATGAGGCGAAGCGTGCCGGTGTGTCGGTGAAGGCGTTTCAGGAACTGAAGTTCGTCGCCGACCAGAACCGCATCAATGTCGACGCGCTGGTCGACGGCCTGAAGGAACTTAACCTTCGTGCCGACGAATTTTCTTTCACCGGCAAGGGTCCAGCGGCCGAAGCCTTCCAGCGCCTCGGCTTTGGTGCTGCTGAGCTGAAGCGAAAGTTGCAGGATCCTTCCACGCTCCTGGTCGAGATCATTCGCCGAATGGAGAAGCTGAATAAGGCCGCGCAGATTCGTGTCGCCGACGAGATTTTCGGCGGAACGGCGGGCGAGCGCTTTGTCGAACTCATGGACCGCGGCGCGGACGGCATCGAAACGATGATCCGCGACGCCAACGAACTGGGTCTTGTTCTCGATGAAGACCTGATCAAGCGCGCCGACGAGATCGACCGAAAATTCGATGCGATCAGCAAAACCGTCGGCACGAAGGTCAAAGGCGCGATCGTCAACGCAGCGACGGCACTCACGGATTTCATCGACCAGTTCAATCGGATCGAAGAACAGAACAACCGTAACATCACCGACCGTCTGCGTCAGATCTACGACAAGCGCGACAGCGTGGCCAAAGCGCTTGAAGCCGCAAAGGCACGGGCCGCCAATTCGCCTTTCGGGGCGGGCGGCGGTGCCGAGATCAAGCTTCTCGAAAAGCAGCTTTCAGATCTGGCCGACGAAGCGATGCGTCTCCGTGACATTCTAGACCGCCGGCAGGGTTACGATCCGAACTTCAAATACACCGCCAATGAGGCTCGCGACGCGGCCGGCGGCGTCGACACGCTGAATGAAGCCTTGAACTCATCCGCGCCGAAGACTGGCGCCGACAAGCTAGAAAGCTATGCCGATGCGATCCGGGCGCTGAAGAATGAGATTCCAGGACTGACGGCCGAACTGTCCCGGCTCGACGCCGAAGCACGGATCAATGGCGCCTACAAGGCGGCGCTCGGTAAAGCGCGGACAATTGGCGATACTTATCAAGCCGAGATTCTGCGCAATCAGGCAATGAAGGCGCTGGACATCTCGACTGCAAAATCGGGCGCCACCGATTATCTCTCTGGCCGCCTCGCTTCCGGTCGATCGGCAACGCATGTCTCTGGCCTCAACAGCGGTTTCGCCTCGGCTCTGGCGGAAATGATGGCCAGCGCTCCGGAAGCGGTCAGGGCGGCCACGACGATCAACTCGGGCTTTCGTTCGGTGCAACGTCAGGCTGAGCTCTTCAAGGCGGCCGTCGAGAAATACGGCTCCGTTGCAGCGGCACGCAAATGGGTCGCGCCGCCCGGCAAATCCCAACACAATGACGGACAGGCAGCGGATCTCGGATTTGCCACCGAAGAAGCGCGCCGCTGGTTCCATGCTAATGCCGGCAAGCACGGCCTCACCTTTCCTATGCAGCACGAGCCCTGGCACATCGAATCGGCCGACGCGCGTCGAAGCCGTAATGATCAGGCCGCTTTGGCGCGCTATGAGGAAGGCGAGAAGCAGGCCGAGACCTATCGCGAGATGATTGCGCAGTCTCAAGAGTTCATCGCCGCTCAGGAGATGGAACGCCAGGCACTTGGCCTGACAGCAAACCAAGCCGCCGCGATTCGATACGAGCAAGAGCTTTTTAACGAGGCTCAGAGGGCCGGTATCGAACTGACGCCGGAACAGCGCTCGGAAATTGCAGCGACAGCGCAGGCCATGGCTGATGCAGAAATGCGAACGCAGGACTTCGCCCAAGCGCAGGCCGATGCGCAAGATAGGATGGCTGAATGGCAGAACTTCACTGGCGGAGCCATCAAGAGCTTCATCTCCGATTTGCGCAACGGCAAGAGCGCCGCTGAGGCCTTCTCCAGCGTGCTGGAGAAAATCGCCGACAAGTTGATCGACATGGCGCTCGATAAGGCGATGTCCGGCATATTTAACCCGTCCGCAGCACCTGGTTCGGGTGGCGGCTTCTTCGCCAGTCTCCTGAAGGTTTTCGGCTTTGCAGATGGCGGGTACACGGGCGCAGGCCGCCGCGACGAACCTGCCGGCATCGTTCACCGCGGCGAGGTTGTATGGTCGCAGCAGGATGTTGAGCGCGCTGGCGGCGTCTCCACCGTCGAGGCTATGCGGAAGGGGCAGATGACCGCAAACGGCCTGTCGATCGGTCGTGCTATCGATACTCTCGGTGAGCGATCCGAAGCTCTCTATGACAGCGCTATGGGCGGCGTTTCGGCCGCTAGTCGCTCACAGACTGTAGCGCCGATCGTCAACAACATCATCAAGACCGCACCAGGCATGGTTGCGACGACCGAACCGGACGGCACAACGAATATCGATTATGATGCTCAGGTTGCCCGAATGATTGCGAAGCGCGGATCGAAGACGAACCGGCAACTTCGCGCAATGGGCGCGTCCACTCCGATCAAGAGGTTCGGATGAGCGCACTACCCTTCGTCAAAAAAGCAATCGACGACGACACCTCGATTGCAAATCTGATAGATGACCGTGTGTTTTATTCCGTCGCGCCGCAGAGCACGCCAACGCCATATGTCGTCTTGGTCCAGTCGGGCGGATCTGAGCCATATATGCTCGCCGGCGCCTCTGGATGGCCGGAGGGCGACGTTCAGACGATCGTGGTCGGATCGACCTTCATCGAGGTTGAGGAGGTAGGCGAAGCCCTTATCGCCGCGCTGAAGAACTGGCGCGGCACCTGGAACAATCGCCTGGCCAGTATCCGCCGCGAGGCGATAGACAGCTTCGACCATATCCCGTCTACCGATCAGCACAGGCGGATCATCGGCTTTTCAGTCGATTGGAAAGAGCCTTTATGATGCAATTTTGCACTCGGCGCGCAAACGCCTGAGTGCAAACAAACATCTTGGAATGCATGCGATCGCCGCGCAGTCTTTAAGCGTTATCAACGATGGAGACCGCCATGAAAACTGAGACGCCAGCGCAGCCGGATGAGATCTACAGCAGCGAACCCAAAATCGTGCCGATCGGCTACGCGCTGGTCCAGCGCGAGCATTTCGAGCGAAGCCTTGTCGGTCCCGGCTACGTCTTCGTCCGAGAAGACTGGATCATCGAGCCGGTGCTGAACTGATCCGCC